GGAAAAAAGAGGGTGTTGGGAGCAAGATGTTGCGGGCGCTTTCGGGGCTGGAGAAGTTGCACGGCATCATTCGAAAGGAGCTTGGGGAGGATGTGAAGAAAGAGCAGCGGGAGGTTACAGAGCGCAAGTACATCGTGCATTTGAAGGGGGTGGGAAGACGTGCCGGAGAAAGGACATGCCGAGTTATTGATATCGCTCCTGTGGTGGCAGCAGGAAGTGCTGGCGAGCCCAGCGCGGTTCAAGGCGGTGGTGGGCGGACGCCGAGCGGGGAAGACGCGCTTGGGGCTGATATTCGACATCACGGAACTGCTGGACCGGGAGGAGGGATCGGAAGCGTGGTTTCTGGGTCCGACCTACCGGCAGGTGAAGATGATCGGGTGGAGGGATGTCTTGGAGCTGATCCGGCTAGCCCCCTGGCTGCTGGAGGGGAAACCGAACGTCAACGAACTGACGATCCCGATAGTGGGGAGGAGACAGCTTAGTTTCAAGGGCTGCGATCAGCCCGACTCTCTCCGTGGTCCCGGTCTGGTAGCGTTCAACTTCGACGAGTACGCATTCGTCAGGAACCGGCTGATCTGGGAGAAGATCGTGCGCCCCATGATCGCGGACAAAAAGGGGAAAGGGATGTTCCAGACAACCCCCTCCGGGCGTGAGCACTTCTGCGAACTCTTCGAGCTGGGGAAATCCGGGGATAACCCTGATTGGGAGTCGTTTGAAATCTGGACGAAAGACGCCGGTACGGTGGATGACGATGAGCTTGCCGACATCAAGGCCACCACTCCCGCTGACTTCTACGCGCAGGAACACGAGTGCAAGTTCTTGAGTTACGAGGGTTTGGCTGTGCCCGAGTTCTCTCCCAAGAACTGGCCGGAAGGGAACATCCTGCCTATGGAGATGTTCGAGAAGATGCGCAAGCACTGCACGGTTTGGGGCGCGATTGACTGGGCAAAATCGACCGGGAAAACTGCATACCTGGAAGCGTTCATTGACCCGGAGGGAAGGGTGATTTTCACCGATGAGCTGTCCATGCCCGGTGGTGCCCCCTCGCTGGTGTGGGAAAAGATCAGCGCGCTCAACCCTGCGGAGATGGTCGTAATCGGCCACGATGCGTACGCGAAAGAATCCGAAGGCTTTTCCGTCGCGGAGCAGTTGCAGCGCGCCAGCCGGGATGATCGGGGCAGCATTCGCCTCCGCCTCGTCAAACACTACGCCAGGAAAGCGGACGCCGTATCCTTCCTCAAGCAGCAATGCCTTCCCGGTTTCGACAGCGAGGGCAACGCAAGACTGCCCAAAGTCATGGTGCTGGAGGGTCGGTGCAGAGTCTATGTGAGCCAGATGTGCAAGCTCTCGCACGCCGATCTTGAGAAACAGGGCCATGCCAGCCAGGGCATTCGGGACTCGTTTGACGCGGGGCTATACCTCGTCATGCGGCATGTAAAAGCTCCCGCAGTCGTTTCCCAAGAAAGCGATGTAGGCAGAACGATCAAACCCCGTGACACCAGCGACGAATTCGAGTCCGTCAGCGGTTTGCCGATGGACGAGTAGCTATGGTAGAAATGGACTGATGGCTGAGACACCGGGACCGGATATGCTCGCGGCGGAAATCGCCAGACGAGTCTCACAGCACCAGACTGAATCGCACAAGATCATTCAGGAACTGCTGACGTTCGACCGTCACTACCGCTCAGAACCGCGCAGACGGCGGGCGGAAATATTCGCCAACACGTTCGTGATGGAAACTTTTCGTGACGTCGAGAGTGTTGTCTCAGCGCTCATGGCAATCATGTTCGCCGATGCACCGTTCTTTGAGATCGAAGCTCGCTCCCTCGATCCAGAAGCCCAAGAGAAAGCGGTACTTACCCAAGCGCTGCTGGAGCATCAGCTTAACGTCATGCAGTTTCACACCAAGTTCACCCGCATCGTCAGATACCTTGTCTTGAACGGCACTGCCGTGGTGGGAACACCATGGGCGTTTACCACGCGGTTTATTTCCGATGGAGACTCGTTCAAGGAAGTCCCACTCATCGACCAGCCCGACATTGAACTGGTCGCCCTGCCCAACTGGAGATTTGATACTTTTGCGCAGGACGTTCCGCAAGCTGAGTGGGTGGCTGTCGAAATGGAGGCAAGCAAGTCTGTGCTCCGGCAGGTTATCTCGGCGGCGAACAAGTTGAGCGATGGGGAGGCGAAAAAGCCCGACGCGCTTCCCGCTGGCGGCAATCAGCAGACCGACATCGGGTTGAGTGTCGCCCGGCAAATCCGCTTCAACAAAGGATTCGCCAACCTGGACGTAAAGCGAAACGTCATCGTGGACTACTGGGGAAAACATCCGCTCAAAGATACGCCTGTGGATTGGAGGATCGTCACCGTCAACGGCAATCAGACTGTGGTGGAGATACCTAACCCGTACGATCACGGCATGAAACCCTACTTGCGCGGAACATACATCGACCGTGACGGTTCGTTCTACGGACTTGGCGTAGGGGGAATTCTGCGCCGTCCGCAGGAAGAGATGAACGACTTCCGCAATCTGGGAAGGGACATCCTAAACTACGGCCTCAACAACATGCAGATGCGCGAAGGTGTGGGGAACACGAAAGCGAAACGTCTGCCGATCAAGCCGGGCAGAATCTTTGACGTCGAAGAGTGGGGAAAACTGACGCCTCTGCCAGTGCCCCTCGAATCACTCAACGCCTTGATCCGCATGGAAGAGTTGACGAAAGAGGATATGCGTTTCGCCAGCGCCGCCACGACCACCACGCAGGCATTGCCCACCGGTGTCACCGCTACCGAGGCGCGTATCATCGCGTCAGAGTCAGGGCGGCGGTTGAACGGGCAGGCTATCTCCATCGGTGAAACGCTGCTCAAGCCGTTCCTACACCGGATGATCGAACTCAACAAGCAGTTTCTGGAGAACAAGGTGATCGTCAAGGTCGCTGGCGAGTCGAGAGAAGTTGGGAGAGATGACTTGCTTCTCGCTCCCGACATCGACATCAAGATCGCCACCGATCTGGACTTCCGCCAGGCAATGCAGCGCAGACTAACCAGCACGATTCAGACGCTGGTGCAGGCAAAGCAGGTTGACGAAACGCTAGAGATTAACATTAGGCCGCTCGTTGCCAAGCTGGTGAAGACGTTCCAGGTTGATCCGCGCGAAGTGATATCCGTGAAGAAACCTGAGCCGCCGCCTCCACCGCCCGAAGCTGTGCTGCCCGCACCTGCTGCCGTTGACAGCGGCCAAGCGATTATCGCGGAAGAACTCGCACGCAGAGGCATACCTCCTGAAGCTGCTGCGGAGGTGCTGCCCCAGTGACAAAGCGCGATTCACAGCAGCTTTATGCTCTCACGCGCCTTCCGGGCTGGGAACTTCTCATGAAAGAGGTGAGGGAGAGGGCGTTGACAAAGGTCAGGCAACAGTGGGATAAAACAGGGGAGAAGCTTGCGCAGGCTACAGGCCGCGCCATTGAGGCGGCTGATCTGCACGAACTTCTTGTAGGCTACGAAAAACCGGGTAAAGACGAAGAGAAAGAGGAGGACTAGTTATGGCTGGAGCGGTAGGCGCACTGACGGGAAGAGAGAAACGGATTCGGCAGATGGCGGCACGCATGCCCGGTGGTGTGATTCCCCGAGACGGAATTCCGCCACAGGAGCTAGCTGAAGCTCCAGCGGCAACGCCCGAACCCGGAACAGTCGAGCAGCGCACCGAGCAGCGTGGCGGAGTAGACGTCGGAGACATCATGCAGGCCGTTGCCGAGCAGGCTCAGTCCGGTGAACTCGCCGCGAAAGCCAAACCGCCAACGCAGCCGTTCAGCGTCAACATTTCAAAGGCCGATACGCCCGAACTCGTGGCCGATCAGCCGGGAGATCGTGTAGACTTCTTCGTCAGCGGAACTGTCAGTGGAGTTGACGAGCAGGGCAACGTGACGATCAACGGCGATACTATTTCAGTTGTTCATGGGCGGATGGACAAACCTGGGCAAGAGGAAGTCGGCAGTGAGCGTTTCCAAAAACTGTCGCTACGCGACAGGATGGGTGCAAGGAGGGCAGCGTAAATGGCAGAACAAGTAGCCGATGCAGGTGTAGCGGGCGGTGAACAGAAGAACGACCAGTTGGTTCCGTGGAGTCGTTTCAATGGTGTCATGAACGAGAACAAGGAACTCAAAGGCAGCATTGAAGCGATGCGCGGCGAAGTGGACACGCTCAAGGAAACTGTCGTTGGACTTCAGTCCGCTCCCGACAAGGGCGGCGCGGCGGATATCTACGGTGATCCCGACAGGTACGTCAGTGATCGTGTCAAGGTGGGTGTAGACGAGGCGATGGCGGCGAAAGACGCCGAGAGCCGCGAAGCCCAGCGGAAGACGAACGAAGCCGCTGCTATTGATCTCCTACATGCAACGCCGGAGTGGAGAGCTGATTCACACGCTGCCGACAAGGACTACGGTGCAGTGCTCAAAGAGATGCGCACGAATCCTGCCGAGTACGCACGGGCTGCGATCCTTCTCTTCAACGACATGAGGAAAGGCAAGGGTGACGCCGGAGAGAGCGTACGCGAGGACAACAACGGCAATCGGCGCGTCAAGAAAGAAGCCGTGCTGTCGATGAAGGGCAAGGGCGCTGGCAACGGCGGCTATACCCGTGGGCAGATCGCCGCGATGTCCACCGAAGAGTTCCTGAAGAACAAAGATGCTATTATCAAGGCAGGTCAAGACGGTCTTATTTCGGACGACTGATCCGAACAGTCGCGGGGTTGGCACTACCGAACAAAGTGCCGGAGCCGACATCCTCAAGGTCGCTGGTTGCAAGTTGACCAACTCACTTGCTGGAGCCGACATCCAGAACTAGGTCGCCGGAGCCGCCGTCCAGAACGGGCGCGTAGGACGCATATCGCCTCGTCAGCGAAATCTGAAGCACGAGCGAGGTGATTACGGATGGCTAATAGAGGGCTAAAGGGTAACGGGCAGATGCAGGTGCATAGCCAGGAAGTTAACTTTTCCCACGACAACTCGGTTGCCGTTAAGCTGATGACCGCGTATACATTGCCTAGCAAGTCTGTCAACGTCGGCGATGTGTTCCACTTCAGCGCACACGGAGCGATTTCCAGCAAGAGTTCAGCAGCGGGAACGCTTACAATTGCAGTGTTGGTCGGTGGGGTAACTATCGTTACCAAGACCACGGGCACGCTGACTTCGAGCTTGTCTGCCGAGGGATTGCTCATCACCGGGTTCATTACGATTCGGTCGGTGGGAGATACCGGCACGGCGGTTGCGGGCTTTGGCGTGATATCCAACGACTCGACAGTTCTGACGGCGGCCAATCAGGGAACGGCGCAGACGGTGAACTTTGACACCGAGTCTGCCATTACGCTCAGTCTCAAGTGGTCCGTTGCAGACGCGGCGAACATCCTGGATATCGAAGGCTTCGAGGTGAGGATCTGATCAACTTGAAAATCAGTGACTTTGAGGAGGTGACTTAGTAATGGCGGAAATGACAGTAGTAAACGGTGCAGTATTCATTCCGGAGATTTGGAGCAAGGTTGCGCTGATCGCGCGTGACTTCAACCTTCACATGGCTCCGAGGGTGCTGCGCAAAGATAGTGACGTCAAGGCCATGGGGGATATCGTCCATATCCCTGAAGTGCAACTCTTCCAGGCTCGGCGTGTTGGCTCACGCGGGGGAATCAACCCGCAAGCTCCCACGGAGAAGGAGGCAACGCTCACGGTTGACCAGTGGTTCGAGTCCTCGGTTGAGATAACTGACCGACTTAAGACGCAGTCGATGCATGATCTGTTCAGGATTTATTCAGAGCGGATCGGAAAGTCGCTGGGCGTTCAGGTTGAGCAGGCGCTTCTGGAACTGGCGCAGATTGCGGCAAACTTTACCACGTGTTCAATCGCTGGCGCAGACGTTACGGACGCTCGGATCGTCGAGGGGATTCGTACGATTGACGCCGACGGTGCACCGCTGGAGAAGCGGCACGGGATCTTCACGACTGGGCAGAAGGCCAAGTTGCTGTTGATCGACAAGTTTGTTCGTGCGGACGCGATTCCTTTCGTGAAGGGCGATAGCCCTATCGTTAAGGGCGTGTTTGGCGACATCTACGGGCATGAAATCCTGATCAGCAGGCTCATCGCTCTGGATGTGAACGACCGAGATTCGGACGCTTCCGTGAATCAGTTCTTGAACATCTTGTGGCAGGAAGAGGCCATGATTCTGGCGCTCCAGAAGAATGTGGAAATGGAGACGCTGGCGCGTGTCAAGCTTTCTACGCCGCTGGTGGGTCAGTCGCTGTACGGTGTGACGGTTGCGCGGGAAACCCGCAACGCACATGCCTCGGTGATCCCGACGGCGAATGCCTCTGGCTGATCTTGGCTGGAGCTGTTAGTGCAGGTTTGGCGTGGGGGGTCGGGAGACAACCGACTCCCCCGTCAACGAACTAATACTTAAATGATTTGTGATGGATGCAAACGCGAAGTAAACAGAGCAACGTTCGTGAAAGACGGCGAGCGTGCGCTGTATCTCTGCGCGTCGTGCCGACCGCGACAGAAGACGTACGCCCTTGGCGTGGTCGTCAACAAGAACGGCTACACGGTAAGCCCCGCGTACTACGATGACATCACCGGCAGGCGCTCGGTCTACGAGAGCGATGGGCGGCACGTTGAAACCGGGCACAAGAAACGCACGCACTTCGTAATGAGCCATGTATAGCTTTGGGCAGATGGTTAACATGGTGCTCGACGAAGGGCACCACCCCGGTGATACCGGCGATATGCGTGATCGAGTTCGCCGCTGGCTGAACGAGGAGATGATCCAGATTGCCGGTGAGTTTGACTTTCCGGGGCTGTTGACTAAAGCGATTCTTTTGCTTGACGAGCCATTCGGCGTTACAAGCGATGAGTTTGATACGGTTCACCGTGCGCCGGGGGATTTGCTGCGGATCATCAAAGCGGAAATGCTCGATCCTGCGGATTCTCCTGTGCGGCTTCACGAAATGAAGATCGAATCCCACGCTGCGTTTAGACGGATGTTTCTACGTGATACATCTACGAGCACCACCAGAGCCGACAAAGGCAATCCAGCCAGGCCCACGACCATTGCATTCGAGCGCAAGGATGGTGTCGATATGGTCGGTGTCACGCGTCCGATCCAGTGGAGGGTATCCAGCTCCGCCACAGAAGACGCCTCGCTACTCGTCAGTCTCTACGGCTACATTGATAGTCGCCATCGACAGATGGGAACGATAGGCACCGCAGTGCCGATTACCGCCTCACCTCAGAACATCGGCACAAGCGGTGTGCTGTTCGAGGGCGTGACGTTTTCCAAGAACAACCAGTCAAGTGGGAGGATCGTACTCGACGACGGCACAACTGAACGAGCGTTCATTGAACCGGCTGAGTTCAGTTCTCAAGTGACGCAGCTCCTGCTTCAGCCGTGGCGCGACAGAACAGACTACCAGCTCTACCTGACCTACAAGCGGCGGCCACCGCTGATGAGCCTAGATTCTGAGGTGCCGTCCGGTATGCCATACGAAGCATGGGAGATCATCAGGTATTCCGCGCTGGGGAAAATTCTAGCGTTCATCGAGAACACCGGAGAGCAGGAGAAAGCGGAACGCAGGAGCAATCAGTTGAAAGCGGCGCTGAGAACCAAGCTGGGGGAGGAGCAGATTGAAGAGGCGGGGTTCTCTTGGGAGTCTCCACGCTCGGGCGAGTGGATCACGGAGATGGACTGATGCCTGCAAACCCGCGCGCAGCACTGGCGGCTGAAGCCAACCTCACCCACAAGCAACTACCGGAGAGACAGCGCAGAGTTGCCAAGATAGCTAACGCAGTCCCTGACGGGACGCGGCTGACGCTGACGATCAAGATACTTGAGGAACAGAACGGCAAGCTCGTTGAGGTGGATGAAGTAGAGAAGATCATTCCGTCCAACGAACTGAACGGCACAGCCGAGGAAGTGATGGTGCGCATGAAGACGCGAAGGGAACACGTACTTACGGAATATCACGCCAAGCTTGCCGCGCAGAACCTTATCGGCGACGAGTACGCGTTCTAATGGGGCAGAAAGTACAGGACATCATCATCGAGGAGTTTCTCGGGGTTGACTCCGAGAGCGATCCGACAAACCTGCCGCCAGGCATCTCCCCTGGTGCGTCGATACGCAACATGTATCCTTCGCTCAACAAGACGCAGATTCGCAAGCGTCCGGGCATCAGCGGAAATCTAACGAACGTAGCGCGTTCAGGTCCGATCTATCACATGGCTCGCGGTGCGCTCGTTCTGTCAGGCGCAGTCGCCGGGCCAGAGGTGTTATTCATGATCTACGGCGGCGGCGCAGGAGCGGTGAACGCTGCCACATATGACATAGACAATGATACTCTCGTGAATCTGGGCGCGACAGCCTACACGTCAGACGCACGGTACATGGCCTCGTTGCTTCTGGCGAGTCGTAACTGTGCCCTGATTTCCGCACCTGTCTTTGTGCCAAACTGGAGCTTCATCGAGGCGTTCTCAAGCACCACCCCGTTCTACAGGCTAGCCACGTACGCAGCTCCTATTTTCTCGGAACTTCCTTTCCCGATAAGCGCATGGCAGCGTCAACATCACTGGGTGGGGGATGGTTTTGGGGCCAATGCAGCAAGACTGCACTTCTCTAATTTCGATGCTCCCCGCATTTTCGCAGCGGCAAATTTCGTGGACGTTGAGCCGCGCGGATACCGCGATGCAGCTCGCGGATTTTTCCGCATGGGCGATGCTCTCTATGTAGGCAAAACAGATAGAACCTATGTACTGACGGGCGCAAACGATGAGACATTCGTTCTTGAACAGACACGCGTACCGTTTGGATTCGGCGGCATGCGCGGATGGGCCGCATTAAGTGGGGGACGAGGCATTGGTTTTGTTCACCGTCCGCAAGATACCGCTGTCGCCATCGGTAGAGAGGCGTCTCAGGTGGAGAATATAGGCTTCATTGAAGGACTTGACGGTGTGACAGTAGGTGATCGGGTGATCTCCCTCCTGAGAACGACATCGACAGGCGGTCCGACGAACGAGGCGTTTGCAGAATCTACTGCGCGGACCATCGACTGGCCGTTTCTGCTTGGCACGCTGTTCATGCCGCAGAACTTTCTTGGCTTCGATTCACCACAGCCCGATATTCCCATGCTGTTCAGGAACAAAGAGGACGGTTCATACTGGCCGTGGACGATAGACGACGACATAGAACCGATAGCGTTTGAGACATCGGACAATGATATCTTCATCGGTTGCGGCGACGGACACATACGCAAGTTCGATGTCTCGCTCGCACAGGATGGCGGTGTCAACTTCCCAGAAGGCACGTTCTACCAGACTCCACCGCTCTGGCAAGGCCGCCCGCACGTCAAGTGGAGCGTGTCGTATATCCGCATTTACGGCTCCCAGACTTCCGGTGGCGTAGCGAGCGTTCAGATAGCCAATGACTTTGGCGCGCTGAATACGGCACAGACATTCGCTCTTTCTGCTGGCGGCGCTGAGCTGCGCTTTAAGGGCGCGCCCGGTGGAACAGAAGCGTATTTCCAGGAAATCCGCATCACCTTGGCGGATAACTCAGTGGAAGGGACGATTACCAAGATCGTAATCGGCGCAATCGCAACGGGGAAAAGCGCCTGATGGCACTATTCAAGTCTGCTGTATCGCTGCCAGGCAAAGATACCGAGTTTGGGCGTGCGTCTGAAGCATTCAGCCGCGATCTGGCGAAGCTCGGCTTGCGGATCATGGATCAAACGACTAGCGTGATTGCTGGCACGCGGCGGAACAACATCGACGCGGAGTGGAAAGTGCTGGTCGGCTTTGAAACCGGGGTAACAATCGCGGCAGGCGTAGGTATCGTGGTGTTTCCGACAGCGTTTCCCCGTGCGCTCGTTACGGTTCAGGCATGGTCAACAACGATTATCAACCTTAGTCTGGCGAACACCGATCTAACGCAGTTTGAGTTTGCGCGCATCGGTGGTGGACCGCCAACCCTCGACGTAACGTATCTCGCGGTGGGCTACTGATATGGCGCGCGTCGATCTGGGCAACGACTGGTGGGAACTGAGTACTGGAGACAGTGCAGAGATCGAGACACATGTGGCGCTCATCGCCGGACTTCAGCAGCAAGCCTCTTCAGCGCCGTGGGTGGAGCTGGCGAGAGTTAAGAATAGGTTTGCACTGACGGGCAGATTTGTGAAGCAGGAGCTTGCAGCGCTGTGTCTGGCATCGTTTGTCGGTGGCGCGGGAGCAACCTGGGAAGTCCGGCTTTACAACGTTACCGACGCCGCCGAACTGGTAAAGATAACCGTTACGGCTACCGCGATAACGTGTCAAAGAGCTACGTTCAGCTTGCCTTTCGCAGAGAAAGAGGTAAGTATCGAGGCGCGGCAGACTGTTGGTGGTGCGCAGCCCATCAACATCACACACGCACTGATCTGTTGGTCCTCTGTGCTATAAGGGATTAGGAGGAAAGGATGGCACTGACATCGGATCAGGCGACACTGAAGCTGCGAAAAGAACAGCTCGCGGCCCGCATAGCCAGGGGCAAGGGAGGCCCGGACGATCCTATTGCCAATAACCTGCGAGCACTTATCGCTGAGCAGGAAGCTGCCGGGACAACGCTTCCTCTAACGGGTGTAGAGTTCGCGGCAGAAGAAAAGGGCAAGCCACTTCTTGCCGCTCTGGAAGAACTGCGGATTGCTGGCGAACCTGCCGCCAAACGTCAGGCATTCACTCCCTTTGCTCGTCGGGGCTTTGGCGCAAGCGGACTGGCAAGACGTGGTGTGAGAGAAGCGCTGGGCGTGCGTGAAGCTCGGTTTGCCCGTGAGAGAGAACGGATACGCGCTGACGTCCTTGCCCGCCAGGTACAAGAAACGTTGGCGCAGGCAGAAATTCAGGCTTTGAGGGAGGCGTAAGAATGCCAAATGGAACAGCACTAGACATTACTCCCGGCCAGTTGAGCACGGCGGAACTTGCTGGTGTTGGACTGGCTGAAGCGCTCGGCGGTGAGGAGCGCGCGCGAACGGTACGCGGTTTGGCGATTGGGCGCACCCGCGCAACTGAGGAGCAGTCTGCAATCAAACGCCAGGAAGAACGCGAGAAGCAGCGGCGCAGGACTGCCGAATTGGGAACTCTCATCGGTGGTATTGCTGGTTTTCTCATTCCTGGTGGGGCGATATTTGGCGCGGCGCGGTTGACCGGCGCTGGCGTTGGCGCAAGGCTAGGCGGTGCTGCTGGACAACTGTTCGCTGGGCGTGCGCCCGGAGCAGCGGCACGAGCTGTACCGGCTCTGCTTGGCGATATTGGCGAGCGCAGACGGTTGACTGAAATCGAGACTGAGCTGTTTGGACAGGGGAGATAGCCATGCCTGACGGAATACCTCGCGTTCGTGGACCGGCAATAGCCAGAGAGATCAGCCAGATACGTGCCCCCGAATCACCTGCTCGGCGTGGTGGTGCGGGTGTGCTTGAGGCGCTACGCGAGACGTTTGCGGTAGGTCCAACCGAACGGGCGATACGCGCACGGGACATCTCGGCAGAAAGAGGAAGGCGCGCTACCGAAGAAGAACGTCAGCTACCTGTCGGCGCTGGCGAATCCGCTGCTCTCGGCTTGCTGTTCCAGAGCGCGTTGACGGCGCAGAGAGTTCCGGCAGAAGAAGCTGCCGAGACTGCCCAACAGATCACGGCGGGATTGACG